TGCGTTTTCTCAGTCCTGGTCATTCAAGATGTTCCCTGGTGTCCATTATAATTTTTCATGTAGAGATATAGCAAAGCATTCTCCAAGTAATGAACGTGTTCGAAGGAGAAGATTATATTCCTTAGAAGGGCCTGCTAATAATATTAATGCAATGACTGAAGGCGAAATAAAAGGAGACATTGGATATATGATATTTTCTGAGTATGCAACGTCAGAAGTTATGCCACTGGTTTCTAAGATGATAGAAAAAGGAGTAGATGTGAATAAGAAAGATGCGGCTGGTAAAACTTTATTACAGAGGGCTTCTAGTAAATTCAAGGTATCTCTAGTAAAAGAACTAGTGAAAGCTCCTTCTATAGACAAGACTGGTGCTGTAGAAGCGGTAGAAGAAAGTGCTGCTAAGTTTATAGCGGGAACTGAATCTGAAGAACAGAAAGCAATCTATAGAAAAAACGCAGATGACCTTATTGCTATTATAAAGGGTGTAGCAGGTGGTCGTCGTAATAGAAGAAAGACAAGAGTTCGTTCTAGAAGAATTAGAAAGACTAGACGCGCCTCAAGGTCTAAGTAAACTAGATTAATCATATTAGATGGATAGACCAAACACCTCGGCAGAAGGTTCTTTATTAGAACTTGTGGCGAGAGGTAAAAAAGATGTTTACTTTATGAATTCAAACAAAGACGCACATGTTCCATTCTCATACAATATTCAGACATGGCCTGCAACAATTGACGAAGTCAGACAAACCCAGCCACTCAACATGATTGACTTTGGTCGCTCAGTCGAATGGGAGATGGAAGTCTTTGGAGACATAATGATTAATGCATCCCTTGTAGTCGAATTGCCAACCTGGCTCCCATTAATCATTGGGCCAAAGAATAATTCATCTGTAATCTCAGACGCCAATGGTCAGACGTATGGTTATACCCAGGGTATTGGAGCATTTCTTTTTGAACAGATACAATTCTATCAGGACCAGCTTTTGCTACAAGAGTTCACTGGAGATTTCTTGTATTCGTGGTTTCATTTACAGAGTTCTTTATCTCAGGAGTCACTTATTCTAAAGGAAATGGGCTGTCATTCAGGGACCCCCTTAGAGGTTCAGAGAAATGCTACACCAAAGAAGCTTACATTAAGACTGCCGCTCATAGGGTGTGCTCACCCTGATGAGGGAGGGTTCCCTTTCGTTTGTCTCCCCGGTCAAAAATTCAGAATTCGATGCAAACTCAGGCGACTAGAAGACTTAGTTGAATGTTCATCTGGTTCTATTAAACCAACTCCTTGGTCTCGGTCTGACTTGAAAGTTCTAGATAGAAATGGAGTTCAGATGCCATTTACACCTATTCAAAGAGAACTCATTGGAAGGCCCTTGATTACGTTGGAGACAACCCAACGGTATGTTAGACAGGATTTACAGGCTCTTCTAAAACAACACAAGTTTGAGATACCCTTCTTAAGGCCATTTGAGAATAAGTTAAGTCTGGATCCGTCTGACTACATTGCAGTAGGAAATGGAGGAACTTCTTATGTTACCAAGCGTATAGACGGCAGACATCCAGCGGAGTCTATCTTAATCATGTTCCAGTCTGAATATTACATAGAGCGAAACCAGTTGTGGAACTTAAAAAATCCTATGGGCACAGGAGAGTACTATAATCTTTTGGAACTCTTGATTGCTGCAAAGGAACGTGAAAAAAAGAGAGATACTAAGCACTGGCAACATATTTCTCCATTTACGAAGGCAGAAAAGAACCCTGGTATTCCTATTTCTCTTATCTCATTTACGATTGGCCCTCAATATGGAAGCATCGCACCTGAACAACGTAGACCATCTGGCTCAGTGAATATGAGCAATGCAGATAAGCCTACTTTATGGATGGACATAACGGATACTTTACCCACAAGTCTAGGGCAAAAAAGAGTGTGTATGCGTACTATTTCTATTGGTTGGGGTATTTATTCTATTGAAGCAGAGAGAGGTGTTCTGCTTTTTGGCAATTAAGCCTTTGGCATTTAATCTATATCCTCCATGTAATTATGTAGATAATGTGTCTGTGAGAAGTTAGGAACATCTGACCATACCAATGTCTGACTAGTGGGCTTCTTAATAACTGGATTAGCCTCCTCTTCTTGAGAAACGAGAGGGGGCATATCCTTGTAATCGTCCTCCGCATCAGAAGGTGGCACTGGGGGATGTACAGCATCCTCTACAAGTGTAGTTGAAGAAGGCGTACGAGCACTGGTCATACCAGCCCTCTTACGGTTTCGTAGGTTAGTCTCCTCTACAACCCGCTGAAGCTGCTGGTTTAGTTTCTCCTCCTGCTCCTCGGTCAAAGCCTTAGAGCTAGTTGCACCCTGCTGCCTCTGCTTTAGCGAAAGATAGTCTGACTTATCATCGTCATCATCTGCCTCCATTGAACTATCAAGTTCCTCAAATTCATTCAGGTGAGTTGTCTTTGAATAAGCCTTATGGAATGAAATTCCACTCTGAAAGGTAAGAATATTCATTGTTGCCATTGAGAGGAGGCATAGAGAATGAAAGCCATACCAATATGAGATAAGATACAAACTGAATGAAATACCAAGCATCCGAAGATCCTCCTTAAGCTGCTCTCTGGGAGTGGGGTTCTTTCGCATACAGCATGCTGGAAGCGTAAGAGCTGAAGCAATATCTAAAAAGCTAGGCATTATGATACTAGCTTAACTTGCATAACAATGTCAATTTTATCACGTAAAAATTGAGCAGGTAGCCCTTAGATATTTAAGCACAATGTCTTCTTATTATCGCCTTGAGCTTCTAGTGACTGAGCAGGGTGCGCCCTTCTATCCTGAGACTGGAACTGTCGAGAAGCTATCTCGTGATAATGCTGGTTATGACTTGAAGGTTGTTGTGGATCAGGTCCCTACTACTACAGCAACACTTGTACCTCTAGGTGTAAAGGCTCGCATGGTTCAGTTCACTCCTATGGATGAGGGGATCGAGCTAGTGGAGGACTGTCATTTTACCCTAGAGCCCCGTTCTTCGATTTACAAGACTGGCTTTATCATGGCAAACAGTCGTGGTATCATTGACCGCTCTTATCGTGGTCAGCTTATGGCTCCAGTTATCTCAATTGGGACAAAGTTTAGTAGCGTTGAGAAGGGAACCCGTCTGTTTCAGATCATTGCCCCAGGGCTTGGTTATATTAAGGAGGTTGCGTATGTAGACTTCCTTCCTGATACAGTGCGGGGTGAGGGCGGCTTTGGAAGCACGGGCACTAAGTAGATAGATGGATATTAATCAAAAAAATGGATATGGAACAAAACAGCCAAGAGGCCCTGCAACAACTTTGATAGACTTAGTATCAAGAGATATACAGGATAACACTATTTTTCCATTAGATGCAACAGTTACACGGTTTACTAGAGATGAGACACTACGGACAGTGCCAATGTCTTCTGTAATGCGTGAGTTTACTTTCAGGGGTCCTGCTACATTTGGTCAGATGTTCACATTTGAATTAGGAGATATGAATTGTGGAGATTTGATTAGCAGTCTATATATTCAATTACAATTTGGAGACTGGTTTACTGGTGCTGTAAGAGAGAACCTTAGGCGCAATAACCTGACCCCTATGAAGCCTCAGGAACTCTGGACTTACTGTAATTCTCTTGGCACTGCAGTTCTGGAAGAGGCTACACTAGAGGTGGATGACCAGGTTCTAGAAAGAATTACAGGTGATTCCATTCATGTATCATCTATTTTATTCCCAGATTTGAATACTCATTATGGCCTTGCAGAGACCTTAGGTCTGAAGTCAATTGATGATGTTAAAGCGGCAGATGGTAAGAGGGCTTTTTCAACAGAAGATGGATGGGTAACAGTTCCTCTTATGTTCTCTATGTTGAGAGAGAAGTTGACTGCTACATTTCCACTTATAGCATGTCGTCAGGGAACAATGCGAATTCGAGTGACCTTAAAGAGGTTTGACCAGATTGTTCGTATTCTATCTGGAAGTCGTGCAGATTGTCTTGATTCACCACTGAGAAAGGAATTCAAGATGATTGACAATCGTCTAAAAATGGAAAAGGTAAAGTCTATCCATTCATCTGAAGATCCACCGATGTTGAAAAATATTCAACTCTTAACACAAGGTGTATTTGTTGATGGTCCTTATCGTGAGATGCTTCTAAGAGACCAATTTGAACGCCCTTTTAGAGAGATCCAACAGTTTGACTTTACTGAACCCTTGAAATATGTAGTTAACAAGACCGGTAATGACTTAATAACAGTTCAACTACCTCTAGAAGCCAATCAGCCAGTTGAGGAAATCGTCTGGATTTTAAGACGAAAGGCTGCTGTCACCTTAAACAACGATTGGACGAATTACAGTGCCACCTTAGAAAAGGACTATAATCCCACCTTTGCGCCCCTAGAACCTCTTCTAGTCTCAGCCAAGATACAGGCAAATGGTCAAGATATTATATCACAAGATGAGGCGTGGTTCCGCTCTCACATCTCAAGAGCCCATAGAGGTGGTAAGACTGCATATGATGCATTTATCTATGGATACTCTTTTGCCAGACACCCTGGTCAACATGACCCTACTGGCACGATTAACGCAAGTCGCTTGAATACCTTGCGCCTTACTCTGAATGTAAAGCCCCCAGGTGGGTCTTCAGATACTGAATGGGAAGTTCACGTGTTCGTCTATGCCTTTCAATGGGTACGCTTTGGAAATGGCATCTGTAATAAGGTTTTTATTGATTAGACTGAAAAATTTGACTTATATATATGCCTTTATGAAAGCATACATAAAAGTCATGGCAGCTATTATTAGAAACATTATTTGCCCAGCAGGAGTTATTGCAGGTCGTTATATAACTAAGGAGACTCGTCAAGAGGTCTTTGGGCAGGTAGCAGGAGGAGGTGGTTCAACGA